ATGGTATCAGCACGAGAACCCGATTTGATGACCGACGACGACCGCCGTCGCGAGGTGGCCGCACTGCTCGCGCGGGCCGTGGTGCGCGCCCGCCGCATGACTCGCCTGGGCCTGCCGACCGCGTGTCCGGTGCCCGCAGATTCCTCGCGGAATGAACTTGATCACGTCGCCGAGATGCCGCTCAGTGACGCCAGCACGGCGGGTTAGGCCGCTGAGAACGAGAGACGACCATGACTGATGTGACCCAACAACTTCAGGAGATCGAGCGGATGGCGATGGCGTCGCTGCTCGACAAGTACGCGGAGCTTTACGGCGAGCGGACGCCGAGCCGCAACCGCACGCACCTGGTGCGGAAGATCGCGTGGCGCGTTCAGGCACTTGCGTATGGCGACCTGACCGAGCGTGCCCGGAAACGGGCGGCAGAGTTGGCGAAGGACGCAGACGTCCGTGTTGCCCCACCCCGCGCGCACAAGAACCCAGGCTCGCCCGGCATCACCACGATCACCCCGATGCCGCACGACGCCCGGGTGCCGCCGGTAGGCACGGCCATCCGGCGGGAGTACCGCGGGCAGCCGATCCGCGTGGTGGTGCTGGCCGACGGCTTTGAGGTCAACGGCCAGTTCCATCGCACGCTGACATCGGTCGCCCGCGCGGTGACGGGCAGCCACATCAACGGCTTCCGGTTCTTCCGGCTGGATGCCAAGACCACGGAGGGACTGCGTGAGTAGGAACACCAATCAACCAGCCTCCAGCCCGGCACAGGTGCGTTGCGCGATCTACACCCGCAAGAGCACTGAAGACGGCCTCGACCAGGAGTTCAATTCGCTGGACGCCCAGCGCGAAAGCGCCGAGGCGTACATCGCCAGCCAGAAGAGCTCCGGGTGGGTTTGCGTGCCCGCGAAGTACGACGACGGCGGCTACTCCGGCGGGAACGCCGAGCGACCGGCGCTGAAGCAACTGCTCGGCGACATTGAGGCGGGCAAGATCGACTGCGTGATCGTCTACAAGGTGGACCGCCTCAGCCGCTCGCTCACCGACTTCTGCCGGATCGTCGAGGTCTTCGAGAAGTACAAGGTGTCGTTCGTCTCGGTGACGCAGCACTTCAACACCACCAACTCGATGGGCCGACTGACGCTCAACATCCTGCTGAGCTTCGCCCAGTTCGAGCGCGAGATCATCGGCGAGCGCATCCGGGACAAGATCGCGGCCCAGCGCCGCAAGGGAAAGTGGTCCGGCGGGATGCCCGTGCTCGGGTACGACGTTGATCGCTCCGGTCCGAGCCCCAAGCTCGTGGTGAACGCCGAGGAAGCGGCCCGCACCCGCGCGATCTTCGATATGTACCTCGAGAAGGGATCGCTCCTGCCGACGGTCACGGAGTTGAACCGGCGCGGCTGGCGGACCAAGGAACTGAATTCGCGCCGCGGCGTGCTTCGCGGCGGCCGGCGCTTCGACAAGGGGACGCTCTACACGTTCCTGACCAACCCGGTGCTGATCGGGAAGATTCGCCACAAGAAGGATGTCTTCGAGGGCGAGCACGAGGCGATCGTCTCGCCGGAGGTCTTCGCCCGCGTCCAGCAGATGCTCCAATACAATGGCCGTAACGGCAGTCACGAGGTGCGGAACCGCTACGGCGCGCTGCTGCGTCGGCTGCTTCGGTGCAAAGCCTGCAACCGGGCGATGGTCCACTCGTTCTCGCGCGGGCGCAAGAGCAGCGCCCACCTCTACCGGTATTACGTCTGCACAAACTCGATCAAGAGCGGCGCACACATGTGCCCGTCGGGTTCACTGTCGGCACTCGAGATTGAGAAGGTTGTGCTCGACCAGGTGCGCGGGATCGCCGCCGATCCCAAACTGCTGGCGTCGGTCGCAGAGGAAGCGTCGCGCGGCGTGTCCGACGCGCTGGCCGAAATCCAGTCCGAGCGGGCGATGCTCAACCGCGAACTCGGTCGTGACCGGGCCGAGGTGCGGCGTCTCTCGCAGGCGGCGGTCCACGACGCCAACCATCTCGCTCGCGCCGCCGAGATCCAGGACCGGGTGCAGAAGGCCGAGAGACGCCTGCAGGAACTGAACGCGAAGACCGAGGAATTAGAACGCGACTGCACGAGCGAGGCCGAGGTGGCCTCTGCGTTGACCGACTTCGACAGCCTGTGGAACCGACTCAGCCCCCGCGAGCGGGCGCGGCTCTTCACGCTGCTGATCGAGCGCGTGGAGTACGACGCCCACGAAGGATCAGTGTCGGTGACGTTTCGACCCGGCGGGTTCCGCATTTTCGCCGAGCAGACGACGGAGGTGGCAGCATGAGCGTGACGTTGACGACTAAGATCTTCATCCAGCGGCGCGAGCGCCGCACGCGGATCAGCACGACGGCGTCGGCCGCATCGACGGTGCCGGAGGGACGCATCCCGCGCATCTCGCGGATGATGGCACTGGCCCATCGGTTCGACGGCCTCCTCCGCGACGGCGTTGTTCGCGACTACGCCGACCTTGCCGAACTGGCGATGGTGACGCAGCCGCGCGTGACGCAGATCATGAACCTCTTGAACCTCGCACCCGACCTTCAGGAGACGCTGCTCTTCCTGCCGCGATACGTGCGCGGGCGAGCGCCGGTGACGCTGCGAGAGCTGCAGTCGCTCACCGCGGAAACCCGCTGGGAACGCCAGCGTACCTCGTGGGTTGGTCTCGGCTTACCCGACCGGGTAGACTCGCTCGTTCAAGTGTCCGAAACGTGCGCTGGACCCACGCACCCCCTAGATGTAGTGGTGCAGCGCGATTGACAACACCACGGGTGTACCCGTACAGTAAACATGAACAGCCGTCCGGCGACGGCTCGGAGGCGATATGGCAGACGGCAAGGAGAGGCCGTTTGGGACAGTGCTTCGCGAGAAGCGGTTGGCAAAAGGAATCAGCTTGAGGAAGTTCGCTGAACTTGTCGAGGTGAGCCCGACCTACCTGTCCCAGGTGGAACAGAACAACGTCGCACCGCCCACCGCGGAGCGCGTTCAACGTATGGCTGAAGTGCTCGGTGAGAATCCGGACGAGATGATTGCCTTGGCTGGACGGTGCCCCGAGGATTTGCCTGGGATCATCCAGCGGCAGCCGACCACCATGCCTGAACTGCTTCGTGAAGCAAGCGGTCTGACGGGCGAGCAACTTCGAGAGCTCGTGGATCAGGCGCGAAAGTTGAAGGGGAAGAACGACTAAGCCATGTCCGGTCGATCGGGTTCAACCTCTGGCGGCGTGCCCTTCCTCCACGAGAAGCGGATCAAGGAGGAGGCCGATTTGCTTCTTGCCGAATACGGTCAGCGGCACCAACCCGTCGTCGCGCCGCCCGTGCCGGTCGAGGACATTCTCGAAATCCACCTCCAGCTGCTCTTCGAGATCGCTGACCTACGCGCCCAGTTCGGATTCGCCGACGTGCTTGGTGCGATCTGGATCAACGAGCAAACCGTCCGCGTCGATCAAAGCCTCGAGCCGACTTCCAACCCGAAGAAGCTTGGCCGCTATCGCTTCACGCTCGCGCACGAAATCGGCCACTGGCGGCTGCATCGATCGCTCTACCTTGAGAATGCGGCGCAGGGAAAGCTCTTCGGTGCGCCGGGCGCGCCCGCTTATGTCTGTCGCAAGGCCGAGGCGAAGAAGCCGGTCGAATGGCAGGCGGATCAGTTCGCGGCCAACCTGCTGATGCCGGCGGCGCTGGTGAAGTCTGCGTGGAGCGGCTGGCGTGGCAGTCTTGATCCCGTCGTGCTCGACGACATCCGTGGCGATCACGAAGAAGAAGCTCGCCGGCGCGTCGAAGCTTTCGGTGACCCGTCACAATCCGATCAGATCGATTCCGCGATTCTTGAGCTATTCGCGAAGCCGATGGCCGACAGGTTTCAGGTGTCGCCCCAGTCGATGCGTATCGCACTGGAAAGTTCTGGTTGGCTCCTGCGTAAGCGGGAGCTGTCGTTGTTCTCGTGAGGCGTTTTTATTTGGTCCGAGTGTTTACTGTTTACGGTACGCGGACGCTACAGCGTCTGCAGAAAGGCGACGTGAGTTATGTCCAAGCTTTTCGATCCCCGCAAGGTTCTTCGGCAGGTGACCAATACCCGGCTCCGCGATTTCTTCTCGCATCGCGATGAGTTGACTGACGTCGCGTGGGACGGGCTGGAGGAACACCATGTCGGCCCGATCTACGACGCCTGGCAGGCGCTTCCGGATGCCAAACGCCGCGAAGTCCATGTTGTCCTTGAGGACATCCACGAACTCGCCGACTCCCGCGGGCTGGCGCTGCTTGCCGAAGAGATCGCGTGGCGCGAACCGCCCCGCGTAGCGGAGTTCGACGCCATCGAGGGTCACGCCGACAAGGCGCTGTGGGTCTGGCTGAACGTGCCGACCGCTTTCACTGACGCGGCCATGTTCGCGCGGGCGATCGCTCTCTCTACCGGCCGCTACTGGGAGAAGCGGAACGGACTTCCGCACGTCAATCCTGTCGTTGACGATGAGATCAAGGAGCGGCTCGCCGAAGAGCTGACTGGATTCTTCGGTCCCGAGCAGGCCCGCGGGCATTACTGCCATGTCGAGCACTACCTTCGCGCCACCGGGCAGCACTACTTCTTCGCGTACCTGGACGATTACCCCGACCAGCGCGTGTCCTTCGACGACGCCGGCCAGTTCCGCCGTCGCCCCGAGCGCGGCGCGTTCGATCTCGTGTTTGTGTTCAATCCGAGCGACGGCACGCTGGAGATGTTTGCTCAAGGCGGTCGGAAGGTTCGCGATCCCCTTCAGCAGCGGTTCTGCAAGGCCGTGTTGGACCTCGACGTCGAGCCCGCCGCGCCGCAGAAGCCGGCGTTCGAGATTCAGATGCTGAAGAACCCGTCCTTCGCGTTCACGACCGACCCGCAGGACGGCGTGCAGGACACCCGCATTCGCGCCATGCGGATCGAGCCGGTGAATGCGCCAGCGCGGTCGATCACGCTTCGCGCGGACCCGAAGGGCAACGCCCGGGACATCCACCAGTGCATTGACGCGTATCTCAACTCGCAGCAGCTTCCGCGCAGCAGTTTCCGCGTGACGATGGTGACATTCCAGATCACCTTTGTCCCGGTCGGCAACAACAAGCCCAAGACGCTGAGCTTCGACATCAGCCTGCCTGGGTCGAGCAACCTCAAGAGCAAGCCCGACGACGTCCGCGAGATCGCCGAACGCCTGCTCAAGCGCTGGGGGATCACGCCGTGAACGAGTTCCTCGAACCGCTTTGGGCTGCATTCGACGCCGACGCTCCTGTATTTGATTCGGACTACGTCGCCGCGTGGCCCGATGGCGCGCTCGACTGGCTTCTGAAAGTGAAGCTCGTCGGGCGCGCCGCCAATGCCACGCACGTCGTCTGCCCTGGATGCCACGACCGGCACGTGGAAGAAGTGCAAAGCGTGGTGATGCCTGACGGCACTCGACGCTTCTATGTGACCTGCCCGGAGGTCATGCGCGCCTGGGTGACAGACTCGATACTCGTGCGCTACCAGCCCGACTTCGCTGTTCTGGCGAGGCAGTTGAAATGCGCGCTCGGGATCGAGGGCCGGGTTCGTGATCGTATCGCTGATCGGCTCTGGCGCATTGGCGAGTGCCCACTCGGCAGGAAGAAGTACGAAGTGTTTGTCGCCCGCCTCCCGGACGACGCTCGTTCAAAAAACGTGTTTGCCGAAATCCCACCAACGGGCAAACGGATCGTACTGATCGGCCGCACTCCTCCCGCGATCGAGCACCTTTCCCATTCCATTCCCGCGATCATTCCGCTCCCTGCGGTTACCACCGTCACGAGCGATGGAATTGCTCTCGACGGCGCGAGATTCGCGCAGCTTGTCCATGAGTGGGAGGAGATGGTCAAGGATTGTGGCGGCAATCGCGACGAATTGCGACGGTTCATTGCCAGCGAAGTTGAACGTGTCGTTCAGCAAGGCCCGACGCTGGGGCTGATCGCCGACGGTGTGCGCGAAGGCAAGAGCACTCGGGAGATCGAAGCGGATCTGAAGAAACGAGGACTTCCAAAGGACCACGCCACCATTGCGCGAGTCATCCGGCGCGCAAAGGACACCGGCGGCAAAAGTTCCGTACCAAGCAGCAGATCTGTTGTTAGGCATGCTTCGTCGCAACCACGCGACAACCGAGGAAGACCTCGTCCGGACGCGCAACCCGAGGAAGAAGAATGACTTAGACGCCCCGAAAGGGGCGTTTCTTATTTCTGGTGATGCGACAGCGGCCGGGCCCTCCGGCGGCCACGGAGCCAAGCACCTGGTCGGCGATCAGCCCGCTGTCGTTCGAGTCCGCGATGTTCGTCGCGGCACAGCAGCCAGATCCCGCACCGATAGGTCGAGTGCTCGGGCCGCCGAGGCCACATGGGCAACACGCCCGACCCTCGGCACGCGGTCTTCACCGCCTACGCCGTTTCGTTGATCAAGTACAAGGCAAGCCAGCTCGTCCGCAAGGTGGGCTTCTCCCGGTCAGACCGGGACGACCTTGAACACGATCTGTCCCTTCACCTCCTCCGCAAGGCGCACAAGTTCGATCCGGCGCGGGCGTCCATCGAGACGTTTGCCGACCGCGTCGTGAACAACGCCGTGCGGATGATCCTCCGTGAGCGCCGGCGAAAGTGCCGCTCGGGCGGCGGACCGACCAGCTCGATCGACACCACCACGGTGATCATCGACGGCGCGCCGGTTCCGCTGCGCGAGCTGTTGTCGGATGCGGATCGCGCGCGACGCACTCTGCGTGAGCCGCACGACGAGCAGACTTCCGACGACGTGCGGACGGTGCTCGCCGGCCTGCCCGACGGTCTGCGCAAGATCGCGGAAGCCATCATGGCGACCGAGGACTTGTCCGAAGCCGCTGATGCCGCGGGCGTGGCGCGTTCGACGCTCTACGCGCGGATGAAGCAGCTTCGCCAGCGCTTCGAGGACGCCGGTCTGGGCGGCGAATAGCGCTCAGCGCCAACACCGGCCGCGTCGATCACCACGACGCGGCCGGTGCCTTTGGCGGACAGATGCGTCTCTCACGGCATAGGTCATCTACGGAGAGTCCGCGTCGAGGCGTTCACGCGCCCGGTGCGGCGACCGGCGAGTTTGGAGCATGACCATGTCCGTCGAAATCTATCGATTTAAGTTCGATCCGACGGTGCCCCTGGAAGAGGCCGAGATGACCCTGCAACTGGCGCTCGTCGCCGCCGAAGGCCTGTTCGGTGAAGCCCGCGTCCGCGTGGACGGCGGTTACTTCGTCGATGAGCCGCGGCGCACGATCAGCGTCGATGCCGCGACCCCTGTGGGTCAGAGCGTTGTGAGCATCTACGGCGGCTTCCTGCTTCGCGAGTTCGGCAACGAAGCATTCGCGGTGACCCGGGGCCAGCGTCGCAGCGACGCCGCTTCGCCAGCCGAAGCGGCTTCCTCGGTCGGCGATCGCTTCGGCGCATCGCGCGAGGCCGTTGCTGCCGTCGCATGAAATCGTGTGCGGTGGAGCGGGATGTCGGTCGGGAGCGTCGGTCACTTCCCTTGAGCGTGTGCTCCGGGGCCAGGTGCCGTCGGCAGACTTTCGCCGGCTTACGGCGGAACCCGGTCGAGGTGGCGTGGAACGCCCGGCCGACATCCCGCACGCCGTGTGCGCGTGTGGTCCAACTTCACCGGACCGCGATGGACCCAACTTCGATCCAATCCGAGCCCCCTTCGACCAACCGTGACGAGTACGTCGTTGCGGTTGGTCGTGTTGATGAACGTCTCCGCGCCCGCCCGCAGTGGGTGGTCTGGCGCTACGTCACGCGCGGCGGCAAGCCCACGAAGGTGCCGTTCAACGCCCGTAGCGGCACGATGGCGGATTCAACGAAGCCCGAGACATGGTCGACCTTCGACGAGGCGCTCGCCGCCTATCAGCGGTCCGACGTTTTCGAAGGCATCGGCTACGTCTTCGCGGCGGACGATCGGTATTGCGGCATCGATCTGGACGACTGCATCGATACCGAGACCGGCGAGATCAAGACTTGGGGCGTCCGCTTCATCGATCTGCTCGCCAGCTACGCCGAGATCAGTCCCTCGGGAACCGGCGTGAAGGTGATCGTCGAGGCGTCCAAGCCCGGCCCGCGCTGCAAGACCGCGTTCGAGGATGGCGAGGTCGAGATGTACGACCACGACCGGTTCTTCACTATCACCGGCAACCACCTCGGCTCATCGCCCACCGACGTTCGGACAGCGCAGGCTGCGGTGGACGCGATCTACGGCGAGGTCTTCGGGAAACCGAAGCCGACCCCACCTCCGAAGCCGCCAGACCCGCCGCCGCACGCCGGCGACTACCCGCATGACCGCTACGCCCTCACGGACGACGAGATCATCGAGAAAGCCTCGCGAAGCCGTAGCGGCGCGAAATTCCGCGATCTCTGGGCGGGTAACTGGAACGGGCACTTCCGCTCTCAAAGCGAGGCCGATTCGTCATTGGTCTTCTCGCTCGCCTTCTACACTAAGGACGCACGCCAGCTCGACACGCTGTTCCGACGCTCGGGCCTCATGCGCGAAAAGTGGGACGAGAAGCACGGAGCCAAGACCTACGGCGAGATGACGATCGACAAAGCCCTGGCGACGGTGACCGCGCAGTACCGCCCGCGCCGGCCCAGCCAGAAGAGTGCCGTGGTGACGGAGGAGGACGCTGACGACGTCCTTCGTGACGCCGCCGGCATGATCGCGCTGGGAGAGAAGGACCCGGAGACGGGTCGTCTCGTGCTCTCGCCCAAGCGAACGCTGCCGACAGCGCAGGCCTTCGTCCAAGAATTCCATCAGCACCCCCAAGGGCGGACGCTGCACAGCTACGCCGGCACGTTGATGGCGTGGCGCGGCAACCGCTACGTCGAGATTGAAGAAGAGACGCTCCGGCAGAAGATCCAGCCGTGGCTACATGACGCACTGCGGTATCAGTTCAACAAGCAGTCGGGCCAGATGGAGCTCGTCGACTTCGAGTCCAACCCGGGAACCATCAAGTCTGCGGTCGAATCGCTCCGCGCACATGCGCATCTTCCGGTGAGCGTGACGCCACCTAGTTGGCTCAACGGTCGTACCAACGGGCCAGACCCGCGTTGGCTGCTGCCGTACCCGTCTGGAACGCTCGACTTGGCGAGCGGAACGATCTACGTCCCCACGCCGGCGCTGTTCAACATCAACTCGATCGACTTCGCCTACGAACCGAACCCGGAGCCGCCGGACCGGTGGATTCGCTTCCTCGAACAGCTTTGGGGCGACGATCTTGAGTCCGTCCAGTTGTTGCAGGAGTGGATGGGCTACTCGCTCGTCGCCGACACCAGCCAGCAGAAGATGCTGCTGATGGTCGGGCCAAAGCGCTCGGGCAAGGGCACGATCGGCCGGGTGATGTCGCGCCTCGTCGGCAGCGGCAACGTGGTCGGACCGACCACCTCGAGCCTCGCGGGCACGTTCGGCCTGCAGTCGCTCATCGGCAAGTCGCTGGCGATTGTCTCGGACGCCCGCTTCAGCGGCGAGAACATCGGCGTGGTCGTCGAGCGCCTGCTGTGCATCAGCGGTGAGGACACGCTTACGGTCGACCGCAAGTTCCTGGGCAGCGTGACCATGAAGCTGCCGACCCGATTCGTGTTCCTGACCAACGAGCTGCCACGCATGAACGACGCCAGCGGCGCGCTCGCGGGCCGGTTCGTCATCCTGCGTCTCACCCGCAGCTTCTACGGCAACGAGGATGTGACGCTGACCCATCAGCTGATGGAAGAGTTGCCGGGCATCCTTCTCTGGGCCATCGAGGGGCTGAAGCGCCTTCGCCAACGCGGGCACTTCGTTCAGCCGCAGTCGGTCGCCGACGCGGTGCAGGACCTTGAGGACCTGGCGTCGCCGGTGATGGCGTTCGTGCGCGATCGCTGCGAGGTGGCTCCGACCCACCGCGCCTGGGTCGACGATCTCTACAACGCCTGGAAGTCGTGGTGCGAGGCCGACGGCCGAATGGTCGTCACGAACAAGCAGACGTTCGGTCGCGACCTGGCCGCCGCCGTCCCGGGCGTGGTCTGTCGCAAGCACAGCATCCAGGGCCGCTTCTACCAAGGTATCGGGCTGCGCGCAGGAGGTGTGCCATGAGCCGCGCGCACCGTTTCCCAGCCCTGTCGGCCACGCCGCAGGCGGTCTTGTGCCGCGATGAGGGGGTGTTTGTACCGCGTTGTGCCGCGATCGAAATGCGGACTGCGGTACAGGAATCCCTCGTATTCACCGAGTCGAAATGCGTCTGTACCGCGGTGTACCGCGATGTTCCCCACTTACGCACGCACGCGGGCGCGCACACGTGCGCACGCAGGAGAAAAGTTACAAGCGCAGGGGAGGGTCGCGGTACATCGCGGCACACGCGGCACAGGACTGACGGAGCCAACCATGATCAATGGGCGTTGCCGAGCGTGTGGAAGAGCAATGCGGTGGGCCGACCAACGGGTGCAGTTCGGACGCTTTCGGAAGCACGGCGTCGATCCATCTTACGACCAGCAGGTGTTGCCTCGCTGCGCCAAGTGCGTGACGCGTTGGCTGCGTGCCCGACCGTCTCCGGAACCGTCCAGTCCGGCCACGTGACCGACAACCCCGCACGCTCGTTCCAACCCGTTCGCCACGGGTTGGCCCACGTCGCGTCCGTTGGCGGCGTGGCGATCGTCGTCCCGCCTTGCGGCCGCGTGGCCCACGGTGCGACTGGCGCGGGGTGCCAGAGTGGCAGAGACAAAGCGGACCGCCCCCTCCCCCGGCTTAGGTACTTCCCGGCGCAGGCTCGAAAGAGATGGCCGTGGGAACGCCAACCATTTCCGACTGACTTTCTTTCGCGAGAAATCCGCCCGGACTCAGTCGGCATGGTCGCGCGCGATGCCGTGCAGCTGGTGGATGTTGAGCCACAGCTTCTGCGTCCAGGTCTTGCCGCCTCGGGTGATCGACTTCGCGAATTCGAACATTGTCGCGTCGGCGTCATTCACGTGGCGGTGCTTCACGAGCGACAGAGCCGCATCCGACCACTCCCTGGGAGTCGGCGGCTTGGGTGGAGGCTTCCCGCCACCGCGTCCACGGCGGTCACGTCGAATCGGCATCGGTGCTCCGAAGAAAAGAACCACACCCAACGCCACGCCGGCGTCGTGGGCACTCACGCTGAACACAACAGGAGAAGCCAATGAACATTGAACTACGTCCCATCGAGCAGGTCCAGCCGTACGCGAACAACCCGCGCAACAACGACGACGCCGTCGATGCGGTTGCCGCGTCACTGAAGGAATTCGGCTTCCGCCAGCCGATCGTGGTGGACGCCGCCGGCGTGATCATCGTCGGGCACACGCGATTCAAGGCCGCGAAGAAGCTGGGACTCGCGAAGGTGCCGGTCCACGTCGCCACCGATCTCTCCGAGGCGCAGGTGAAGGCGTACCGCATCGCCGACAACGCGACCAACGAGATCGCCGAGTGGAACTACGAGATGCTGCCGATCGAACTGTCGGCGCTGCAGGAGATGGACTTCGATATTGGCACGCTCGGCTTCGACGACGAAGAGTTGAAGCGCATCATGTCGGGCGATGTCGAGCAGGGTCTTACCGATCCGGACGACGTGCCGCTACCGCCTGATGAAGCGACGACGCAGCCCGGCGACATCTGGGTGCTCGGCAATCATCGCCTCATGTGCGGCGACAGCAGCAATCCCGAGCACCTGGATCGCCTGCTCGACGGCGCGGTGATTCACCTCGTGAACACCGACCCGCCGTACAACGTGAAGGTCGAGCCGCGCAGCAACAACGCCATCGCCGCCGGGCTGTCGTCGTTCGAAGCGACCGGCAAGCCCGCGACGCATCACCAGTCGATGGACCTCGCCCGTCACCCCGGCAAGGCCAAGCCGACGCAGAAGAAGATGCGCGCCAAGGACCGTCCGCTCGCCAACGACTTCGTGACCGACGATGCGTTCGACAAGCTGCTGGATGCGTGGTTCGGCAACATCGCCCGCGTGCTCGAGCCCGGCCGAGGGTTCTACGTCTGGGGCGGCTACGCGAACCTCGGCAACTACCCGCCGTTCCTGAAGAAGCACGAGCTCTACTTCAGCCAGGGCATCGTGTGGGACAAGCAACACCCGGTGCTGACGCGCAAGGACTTCATGGGCGCGTTCGAGATCTGCTTCTACGGGTGGAAGGAAGGCGCTGCCCACAAGTTCTACGGGCCGAACAACGCGACCGACCTCTGGCACGTGAAAAAGGTGAACCCGCAGAGCATGGTCCACCTCACGGAGAAGCCGGTGGAGCTCGCGGTGCGGGCGATGCAGTACTCGTCCCTCGCAGGCGAGAACGTGCTGGACCTCTTCGGCGGGAGCGGCTCGACACTGATTGCGGCCGAGCAGACGGGACGCAACGCGTTCCTGATGGAACTCGACATGCCGTATTGCGATGTCATCGTGCAACGATACGAGAAGTTCACGGGCAAGAAGGCGGTGAGGATCAGCGACACAGAGTCAAGCTCCGGCTCGCAACTCCCAGATGAGGTTGTCGAGACGACGAAGTGATTGGCCCGCGATCTCGGCCGCCCGTTCAAGGATGTAGAGCGCATGAACCTCCTTCACCTCACGCCCAATCGCTTCGGAGACGTATCGCGTGATATGCACGTCGGGCTTCGCCGTGTCCGCGCCGAACAACATGCGCGGATACTGGAAGCCGGCGAGCGCAACGCCCCGAACTTCAATCGCGAGGTAATCTCCAGGCCTTGCCCATTCAGCCCACGCCTGCAGGCGCGTCGACTCGTCGTCGCCGGGGAAACGCTTCTGCATGTCATGAAGGTACTGAGCGACTGCAACGATCGCCTCGCCTTTCGAGGGCGAGTCCATGCGCAACTCTGTCTTGATGAGCGGGATTGGTCCACCAACCGTGTTGATCAGGTCCAGGAGAGATTGGAGCGTCGTCACATTCGGATGTGCCGCGCGAAAACCTGTCACACGTGGAAGGACGACGGTCTTGTAAGGTTTCCGCAACGACAACACGCAGTCGATCACCCGGACCGGCGGCGACTCCGAAGCAATCGACCAGTCGGGCTCAGGACGATCTTTGAGGTCGCGTTTCATCGCGATGGCTACTTTGTGCGCGTCGTCTTCCCACATTCGTCACAGGGTATCGGCGAACGGAGCTTGCTGCACATGAACGGAGACAACCCCGACGACCGCCGGGGCTGGCTCTGTTGCGGAGGGCGCGTGATGTCAGGTCGTCGTCGGCTCCTCCCGCAGCGCGTGCCACTCGATCAACGCGTCGAGGTGGACGGCGCTACTCGCCGGGTAGTTCCGCCGGTGCCGGCGGTCGATGATCCCGCGCTCGTGCAGAAAGGCGAGCGCCACGTCCACCTGCGTGAAAGGCAGGCTCTCGGCTCCCGCGATTGCCGCCATCGTCGCGCCCGTTCCTTCCGCCGGCGTCTCGTCCATCGCGTGGGCGGTCGTTTCGAACGCCGCGAGCGAGCAGCGGTGGCTGTAGCTACGACCGTCGCCCCCGGTGACGGTGCGCACCAGGCAGCCGTCCTCGTGGCGGAAGGTGACGTTGCGGTTGCGGATGCTGGTCTTCATGGCGTCACCTCACTTCCCCTTGACGGTGAAGAGCCCGCGATCGGTCTTCTTGAACCGGGCCTCGGCACCCTTGGTCTGGATCTCGCGGAGGATCGCGGCGTAGATCGTGGCGGCGGGCGTCTTGCCGTTGGTCTCCCACAGACCGGTGTTGATCATCGTCTCGACGATGTCGCCGCAGCGCATCGGTTCGCCCTTGTCGGCGAGCACCTTCGCCGCCGCGTCGAGCCCGCTGGGCTTGCGCGCCGGCTTCTCGGGCTTCGGCGTCTTGGCGGGCTTCTCGGCCTTCGGGGCCTTGGTTCCCTTGGCGGGCTTCTTCATCACCTCGGTGAGCGGCACGCGATCGAGATCGGCATTTGTGCCCTCGGCCGTCTTCGTCTTGGTGTCGTCCCGCGCCGGCCCGCGGAGGCGCTGGGCGCTCTTGATGCGGATCTGCTTGTTGGTGACCAGGTTGGTCGCGTCCCAACCGCCACGCGGGTTCTCGCGGTCGAGCCGCACCGGGACCACGCGATCCGTGACCTTCGCCATGTAGGTGCCGCCGAGCTTGATGTCGTCCTTCTTCATGACAGATTTCCTTCTGGCCGTGTTGGGGCTGGCCAGGCCGTCGGGGCGACGTGCCCCGTAAACACCAGGGGCCCTTGTTCAGGGCCTCGGGCGTCGTGCGATCGGTTGGAAGTCAGCGGTGGGCACATGCACCGTGCCGCCGGAGTCGAGGTCGACGATCAGGATGTGCCCGTCGTCCTCCGTGCCGGTGATGCGTCCGGCGTCGCCGAGCGGCGTGACCTGAACTCGTTGTCCGATCCGGAGACCGGGCTCGCGCTTGGTGCTGCGGCTCCGCTTCTGGCCCGCGGCGCGTCCGGCCTCGTAGGCGGCGTCGAGCGCCTTGGCGATCGACCAGACCGCCTGCTCTTTGAAGTCGAGGCCGTCCATTCGGCGCGTCTCGAGCGTGTCGAGGTCGAGGATCTCGCGGGCAATGTGCTGGATGGTTTGCTTCTTGGTCATGGTCGTCTCCGTTCAAGCCTGGAAGCGCTGCAACTCGCGGTAGTAGTCGTGGATCATGCTGTTGGTGCCGCGCTGCCCGTCGGTGCGCTGCTGCACCTCGGTGGCGATCGCGAACAACGCCTCGTCGTCGATTCGCGGTTCGATGTCCCACCGCTTCGTGGAGTGCTGGCCGTTCTGCTTGATGGTGGATCTGATCTGGATCAGGCCGCGATCGACTTGGCGCTCGATTGCGAGGTGCCCGCCGTTGCCTTCGATCTCGATCACTTTGATTCGCATGGTCGTGCTCCGGTTCGGGTTGGTGGTTACTCGGCGAGGAACTCTTCGAGTTGTTTGCGTTCGAAGCCGCTCATGAAGGAGATCACCTCGATCAGGTCGTTGCGGACCTTCCCGAGGTCGCCAACCCGGCCCCAGTTCTTCGGGTCGGACTTCGCCGCGTCGGCGTGCTTGTCGAGCTCCATCTGCAGGACATCCATCAGCCGGGCGACGTCGCTGCTGCGCTTGGCGTATTCGGTTTGGGCGTCGTTGGTGGCGTTGTTCTTCATGGCGTTCTCCTTTGTGGTTCGGGGTTCAGGCCTGCTCGGTCGCGGGTACGAACAACTCGCTGGCGTCCCAGACCTCGCGGCCGTCGGCGGTGTCGACCAGGTACGTCCAGGCGTCGATCGCGTTGCGGCGGTAGGTGCTCACCCGCACCACCGTCCCGGGCTCGCCGTCGGCGGTGGAAACCACCTTGGTTCCGGGTTGCAGGCGTCGGTTGGCGTTCTTCTCGTTGGCGTTCTTCATCGCGTTTCCCTTCTGTTCTGGATGGACGCACAGTTGCTCGTTTCGCGGGACACATCAAGCGGAATCAGCTCGTAAACCCATGTTGTTAAACGTGTTAGGATGGCGAAACGTGTCGAACTCGCAGCTCCATCAACCCGGCCCGGCGACGGTCAATCCCGCCGCGCTGTCCATAGATGACATATGCCGGATGTTGTCCGCCGCGGGTGCGCGAAAGGTGACCCGTGAGCAGGTGCAGGCCGACCTCGACGCCGGCGCGCCCGCGAACGCCAACGGCACGATCAACCTCGTCCACTACACGGCATGGCTGCTGAGGGAGGTGCAGAGCGGTGGCGATTGACCCGCGCAAGCTCAAGGCTGCCGAGGCCGTTCGACTTCTCAACGCCACGCCGCTGGGCGAGGTGGCGCAGCCGCACGTCGTCTACCGACACCAGAACCGCGCCGCGTACAAGATCGGCGACGGCAAGCGCATCGACCTGGTGAAGTACGCGGCCTGGCTCTTCCACGCGCGCCACGAGTCGTTCCCACCGGGCTGGACCGAGGCCGACTACGAGAAGCACAAGGACGCCGTCAACGCGCGCAGCCGGGCGCAGAGTGAATCATCCCGCGACATCGCGGCGGATGGCTGGGTGCATGAGCCGCGCGATGTCGATCGTCGTCGCCGGGCGAGTGAGAGCTTCCGCGTCTTCTGCGACGCCTACTTCCCGCAGACGTTTCACCTGGCGTGGTCGCCTGATCACCTGAAGGTCATCGCGAAGATCGAGGAGGCGGTGCTCAACGGTGGGCTCTTCGCGATGGCAATGCCGCGCGGCAGCGGCAAGACGACTCTGTGCGAGACAGCGTGCCTGTGGGCGCTGCTGTTCGGCCACCGCGAGTTCATCGCGCTCATCGGTAGTGACGAAGAACACGCCGCCGACATGCTCGACAGCATTAAGAGCGAGTTGGAGAACAACGACCTGCTCGAGGAAGATTTCAGCGAGGTCTGCGGGCCGATCCGGGCGCTTGAAGGCATCCACCAGCGCGCCGCCGGTCAGCTCTATCGCGGCGCTCGCACTCACATCGGCTGGACGGCCAAGGAGATCGTGCTGCCCAGCATCGACGCCAGCGTGGCGTCCGGCGCGATCATCAAGGTGGCCGGCATCACCGGGCGCATCCGCGGGATGAAGCACAAGCGCGCGGATGGGAAGTCTGTGCGTCCGTCACTGGTGCTGCTGGACGACCCGCAGACCGATGAATCAGCGCGCTCACCTAGTCAGTGTCACACCCGCGAGCAGATTCTCGCCGGCGCGATCCTCGGCTTGGCCGGTCCCGGGCGGAAGATCGCCGGGCTGATGACGCTCACGGTCGTGCGTCCCGACGACATGGCCGACCGCATCCTCGACCGCGAGAAGCACCCGCAGTGGCAAGGCGAGCGGACCAAGATGGTGTACGCCTTCCCAGCCAATGAAAAGCTGTGGCAGCATTACGCGCAGATCCGTGCGGACGGGCAGCGGAACGACCGGGGTGTCTCTGAGGCCACCGAGTTCTATCAGGCCAACCAGGTTGAGATGGACGTCGGTACGATTGTCGCGTGGCCGCAGCGCCACAACCCCGATGAACTCTCGGCCATCCAGCACGCGATGAACCTGAAGCTCGATCACGGCGAGGCCGCCTTCTGGGCCGAGTACCAGAACGAGCCGAAGCCCGAGTCTTCGGATGACGACACGCTGCTGACGCCGGATCAGATCGCCGCCAAGACTAACGGCATGAAGCGCGGCGAGGTGCCGGTGGGCGTGAACCACCTCACCATGTTCATCGACGTCCAGGGGACGCTGTTGTTCTGGACGATCTGCGGCTGGGAAGAAGACTTCACCGGCTACGTGCTGGACTACGGCACCTACCCCGACCAGCGCCGCGACTACTTCACGCTCCGAGACGCCAAACGCACGCTCGGCAGCATTCACACCGGCACGGGGCAGGAAGGCGTGATCTACGCGGGGCTCGAGGCGCTCACCAACGAGCGGCTGGCCCGCGAGTACCGCCGCGACGACGGCGCGGCGATGAAGGTCGGCCGCTGCCTCATTGACGCCAACTGGGGCAACTCGACGGACGTGATCTATCAGTTCTGCCGGCAGTCCCCGAGCAGCGCGATCGTCATGCCCAGCCACGGCAAGTACGTCGGCGCGGCCAGCACGCCGTTCGCCGAGTACAAGCCCAAGCGCGGCGACCGAGTCGGCCTGCACTGGCGCATCCCCGGCCTGCACGGCAAGCGCGCCGTCCGCTACGGCCTGATCGACACCAATTACTGGAAGAGTTTCGTCCATGCCCGCCTGGCCGTGCCGATGGGCGATCCCGGGTGCCTTTCCATGTTCGACGGGCACGACCACCGCCTGCTCGCCGAGCACCTCACCAGCGAGTTCCGCGTGAAGACCGAAGGACGCGGGCGGCAGGTGGACGAGTGGAAGCTGCGCACGCCCGGCACCGACAACCACTGGCTCGACTGCGTCGTCGGCTGTGCGGTGGGCGCGTCGATGCTCGGTGCGGTGCTGTTTGGGACCGACCATCGTCGTGAACTCACCCGTCCGAAGTTGAAGCTCTCGTCCATCCAGCGGCAACGACGCTGAGCCAATCCCGCCTCGAACACTTCGCCACTCCCCGGCATAGGTCATCTATGGGCGGACCGCATGAGCGGTTCCGCTTTGGAGACCTCGCATGGCTGAAGAACTGGACCAGACCATTAAGGACAACGCAGCCGGCCCCAAGCGGGCCAAGGGCGACAGCGCCGAGATGGAGCAGCACGCGCTGCCGGACCAGATCGCTGCCGACCGCTACCTCCAGAGCAAGAAGGCCATCAAGACCAAGGGCCTCGGGATCGCGCTCAAGAAGCTCGTGCCGCCAGGAACGAATTGATGATCGGATTCCTCCGCAACCTCTTCGCTGATCGGGCGTCGCACCGCGACGCACGGACCACGCATGTGCCGATGCGCGTGCGCGGTCGCTATGACGCGGCGAGCACCACGGAGGAGAACCGCCGCCATTGGGCCAACGCCGATCACCTGTCCGCCAACGCCGCCAACAACCCGACTGTACGCAGGACGCTGCGCGCCCGCTCCCGTTACGAGGTGGCCAACAACTCTTATGCCCGCGGCATTGTTCTTACGCTCGCCAACGACTGTGTCGGCACCGGGCCGCGACTGCAGTTGCTCACGGGCGATGATGCGGCGAATCGAACCGCCGAAATCGCATTCGCACGCTGGGCACATTCGATCCGCCTTGCGGAAAAACTCCGGACGATCCGCAGCGCCCGCGCCGAGAGCGGCGAGGTCTTCGCGCTGCTCACAGCCAATCCGTCCATCGACTCACCCGTCAAGCTCGACCTTCGCCTGATCGAGGCCGATCAGATCGCAACGCCGACGGTGAGTCTCGCCGGTGGTGTTGACGGCATCGTTTTCGACTCATTCGGCAATCCGATCGAGTACCACCTGCTGCGGAGTCATCCCGGCGATGCCGCTGGGATCGGCTCATCGCTCACCGGGTTCGAGCGAGTGTCCGCCGAGGCGATCGTTCACTACTTTCGAGCTGATCGACCGGGGCAAACGCGCGGCATCCCCGAGATCACGCCGGCACTGCCGCTGTTCGCGCAGCTGCGCCGCTACACGCTGGCGGTCATTGCAGCGGCAGAGACCGCCGCAGACTTCGCCGCCGTCCTCTACACCGATGCGCCTGCCAACGGCGAGGCCGATCCGGTCGAGCCGATGGACCTCGTCGACCTTGAGCGTCGCATGGCGACCGTACTGCCCGGTGGGTGGAAGCTCGGACAGGTGACGGCAGAGCAGCCGGCCACCACCTATGGCGAGTTCAAACACGAGATTCTCAACGAGATCGCCCGCTGCCTGAACATGCCGTTCAACGTCGCCGCTGGTAACTCGTCGGGCTACAACTACGCCTCCGGTCGTCTCGACCACCAGACCTACTACAAGTCGATCCGTGTGGACCAGGCCCACATGGGACGGGTCGTGCTCGACCCGATCTTTCGCGCGTGGCTCGACGAAGCCACGCTGGTCGAGGGCCTCCTGCCGCAATCGCTTCGCACAAAGGGCACGCTTCCCGAACACCAGTGGTTCTGGGACGGGATGGAACACGTCGACCCTGCGAAGGAAGCCAACGCTCAGGCGACTCGCCTGGGCAGCCACACCACAACGCTCGCCTACGAGTACGCCCGCCAGGGGCGCGACTGGGAATCGGAACTTCGCCAGCGCGCCAAGGAACTGGCCCTCATGAATGAACTGGGGCTACCCACGACGGCGACGCCACATGGTTCGTGGCCGTCCGCTGCCCCCACACAGGAGAACGACGATGAGCAAGCCGCTCAAAACGCAGAAGACTGACCCGCTCGACACGCCGCAGCGCCTCGAACTCGCGGGCGAGTGCGAGATCGAAGCCGAGGCTTCGTCCGTCAGCGGCGAAGGCAAGCCTCCGCTGCCGCGCTTCAAGATGGTCGCCTACACCGGCGGTCCGATGCGGATCGCCGGATGGCGCTACCCCGTCATCGTCGACCTCGCGGGACTGGCGATCCCGACCCAGAACCGTCCCATTCGGTTCGGTCACGATGCCGGCAGCGGCGTGGGTCATAGCGATGCCATCCGCGTCGAGGGCGGGCAGATCATCGCCACCGGCGTGGTCTCGCGCGACACGTCCGCCGCCAAGGAGATCGTCGTCTCCAGCAAGAACGGATTCCCCTGGCAGGCCTCGATCGGCGCGAGCGTCGAGGAGTTCGAGTTCGTCAAAGAGACCCAGAAGGCCATCGTCAACGGCCGCACGTTTGACGGCCCGGTGAACGTCGTTCGCAAAGCCACGCTCGGCGAGATCAGCTTCGTCGACCTCGGCGCGGACGGCAACACCTCCGCACTCGTGGCCAACGCAGCGCCCGCCGCAACCGCAATCCAACCTGACAACAAGGAGAACGTCATGCCCGTCCCGACCCCGAGTACCGAGTCCACTCTCACGACTGAGCCGATCGTCACCACGCCGACGCCGCCCGTGCAGGCGGCTGCCGTCGTCGCGACCTCGTCCGCCGAACCGTCGCTGGCGCAGCTTCGCGCCGACGCCATCGCCGAGACCAATCGCATCGCCGCCATCCGTCGCCTGTGCGCCGGCCGTTTCGATGAGATCGAAGCTAAGGCGATCGGCGAGGGGTGGGACACCACCAAGACGGAACTGGAAGTGCTCCGCGCCGCGCGCCCGCGTGCCCCGATGGGCTTCGGCGTGTCGGCACCAACCGTCGATGCCCCAGTGCTGGAAGCCGCGTGCTTCCTGGCGGCCGGGATCGGCAAACCCGAGGAGGTCGCCAGCGAGCAGGCGCTGGATGTTGCCGCCAAGCGATTCCGTCACGGCATCGGCCTTCAGGAACTGCTGCTCGAGGCCGCGATCGCCAACGGGTACGCAGGCCGGACGTTCCGCGCCGACCCGCACAACATCATGCGGATGGCCTTCCCGGCGAAGGACCAGATTCAGGCCGCGCTGTCGACGATCGACATCGGCGGCATCCTCTCCAACGTCGCCAACAACTTCCTGCTCGACGGGTTCTTCTCGGTCGAGCGGACGTGGCGGAACATCTGCGCCGTCCGCAACGTCAGCGATTTCAAGACCGTCACCAGCTACCGACTGATCGGAACCGATCAGTACGAGCAGGTCGCCCCGGGCGGCGAGCTCAAGCACGGGACGCTCGGCAACGAGACGTACAGCAACAAGGCCGACACCTATGGCCTGACGCTGACCATCGATCGCCGCGACATCATTAACGACGACCTGGGCGCGATCACCACCGTGCCGCGCAAGCTCGGTCGCGGCTCGGGCCTGAAGATCAATGACGTGTTCTGGACCATCTTCCTGAACAACAGTGCGTTCTTCAGTGTTGGGAACAAGAACTACCTCACCGGTGCGGACACGGCGCTCACAATCGACGGCCTGACCAAGGCCGAAGTCGCGTTCATGGACCAGGTGGACTCCGACGGCAAGCCCATCGGCGTGATGCCCGCTGTCCTGCTGGTGCCGACCGCGCTCTCGGCGATGTCGACGCAGCTGCAGAAGTCGCTGGAGATCCGCGACACCACCAGCAGCACCAAGTACCCGATCGCCAACCCGCACCAAGGCAAGTTCCGCGCCGAGGTCAGCCGCTACTTGGCCAACAGTAAGTACTCGGGCAACTCCGCCAAGGCGTGGTACCTACTGGCCGATCCGAACGATCTGCCGACGGTCGAGGTCGCGTTCCTTAACGGCAACGAGAGCCCGACGATCGAGTCGGCCGACGCGGACTTCAACAAGCTCGGCGTCTCGATGCGCGGCTACCACGACTTCGGCGTCGCGCTGCAAGACGCGCGTGGCGGCGTGAAGGCCAAGGGCGAAGTCTGATCAGACCGCAGAGGCTGAGGTCAACGTGATCCTCGGCTCATCTTGAACACGCAACGGAGATCCAATCATGCCAATCAACTATGTCCAAGACGGTGATTCACTCGACTACACCCCTGGCAGCGACGTCGCCGCCGGCGCGGTCGTCGTGCAGAACGACCTCGTCGGCGTGACCAAACGCGCGATTCCCGCCAACACGCTGGGGTCGATCGACGTCGAAGGCGTCTTCGACTTCCCCAAGGCCACCGGCGCGAGCACCGCGATTGCAGCGGGCGTGCAGGTGTACTGGAACGCCGGATCGCAGGTCGCCACCGCGACGGCATCGGGCAACAAGCTCATCGGCAAGACCGTGAAGGCTGCCGCTGATGCGGATGCGACGGTGCGGGCGCGCCTCAGTCAGTAACGGAGACGCCCGTGCCCGACCTGCTCGAAACATCCTCGGCCTGGCTGGAAGACAAGCGCGAACAGTGCATGTCGCGCTCGGTCATCTACCAGCGTGGCAATTACACCGTGCAGGTGCCGGCGACCATCGGTCGCACCGTCTTCGCGCTCGACGACGGCGCGGGCGGCGTGCTGCGGACTGAGTCGCGCGACTACCTCATCCGCACGGCGCACCTCGTGCTCGGCGGCGTACCCACGCTGCCGCGTCGCGGGGATCAAGTCCACGAGATGGTCGGCACGGTGGTGTACGTCTACGAGGTGATGGCTCCCGGTGACGAGCCTCACTTCCGGTTCAGTGACCCGTACCGCAAGACGCTGCGGGTCCACACGAAACAGATCGATCAGGAGAACAACCCATGACTAGCGCTACAAAGACCTCGTCCGTTCGTTCCAAGCTCGCCGCCGCCGGAGAGATCGCTCTGGCGGTGATCTTCAGCCTCACCGTCGGCGTGTTTGTGTTCCTGCTCTTCACCGGCGCGGTCAACACACTCGTGTCGATCGATCGAAGCGAGCGCCTCACGCGCGAGCACGAGAAGCGTCTCACGGCCATCGAAGAGAAGGTCCGCCAGCAGTCGGCTGATCTGTCGGTGACCCGCAACGTGTCCGAGTCGCAACGCTGAATCGTCGGAGCATGACATTCCCGAGGAATCAAGTCATGAGCCAACATCTGGTCATCGAAGTCGCGGATGCGGTGGTCGCCGCGATCAACGCGTCGCCGCTGGTGACGGGCGGGAGCGTGTCTCCAGCCCAGCGCCACTACCGCCCGCAGTTCGAACTGTCGGAGTTGAAGTCGACGCGGATGACGGTCGTGCCGAAAGCGATCGTTATCACGGGTCTGGCCCGTTCTTCGAATCAGCACGACTGCTCGGTGGACATCGCAGTCCAGAAGAAGCTCTCGGCAGCAGATGCCTCCGAGATCGACCCCTTGATGCTGCTGACGCAAGAGCTCTCCGACCTGCTGCGACTCACGCGGTTGCCGTCGATGCCGACGGCGCTGTGGGTGAAGACCGAGAACAGCCCGCTGTACGCGCTGGAGCATCTGGATAACCAGCGGGTCTTCACGGGCCTGCTGACGGTCACGTACCGGGTGATGAGGTAGCACCATGAACAACGTCATCCTGCGCAAGGTCACGGTCACCACGACCTATCAGCCGCTTTCGAGCGTGAAGCTGGTCGGATCGGTGACGATCTCCTGCCCGCCGGGAAACACTGCGGCCGTGCTCTTCCGTGGCGACGACGGCACGGACGTGCCGTGGGCCAGCGGCGAGTGGCACGACTTCGTCGGCATCAACCTGAACGAGATCCAAGTCAAAGGCACGGCGGGTGACGTCGTGACCATCGTCGGAGGGACCTGGTGATGGGCTATCGCGGCGGATCATCCTCGCCCCCGGCATTGTCGGGCCTCCAGGGCGTCACCATCAGCGGAGCAAGCCACGGACAGCTGCTGCGCTATCTGTATGGCCAATGGCGCAATTCCAACCCGGCGTTCTCGAACCTGCAGATTGGCGACACCGATCCGATGGTGCTGGCCGAAACTGGCATCTTCACGCGGGGACGCAGCATTGACCTTACGCCACCAAGCACTGTGCCGGCCAATCTTCCGGCGGGCTGCCCGCTCTGGTTCGAGCTGACCGAGATCAGCGACGCATGGATCGGTTCCGAGTTCTGTCCGATGGTGCTCACTTGGAACGCCACGCTCTCGCGATACGAGTGGATCAATGTCACCGATGGGTTCTACGGCGATCCGCCAGATGAGCAGCCGTGGCGCAACTACCGCAGGGTCGTGTTCCAGCGTGTTGGCTTGACGAACACATTCACCGTGCAAACGGAGTTCGTCGCCGAGGAGCCCACCGGCAGCCCCGTCTTCACCAACGTCAACGACTGCACGCCATCGGTGTGGAACGGCTCAGACTGGATCATCACCCCGGTGTCGTGGACAGGCTCCAACTGGAACGTCATGCCGTACGGGTGGACCGTCGGCGGTTACGTGAACGCGACCGTACCCGCACTCGAGATGGGCGGAGGCGAACTCCGCAATAGCGGCAAGGTCGAGACGAACGCCCTGGTGGTCAGCGCCGGCACTGCTCCCGCGCCCACCGGCACCGGCACCGTCGGCGAGATCCGCTGGGCCGGGAACTACCTCTACGTCTGCGTCGCGGCCAACACCTGGCGGCGTGCATCGCTTTCCAACTGGACCCCGTGAGGAACACGACATGGCCATCACCACCGACAACGTCATCACCACCGTTCCCCAGCCACGCACCTACGACAGCTGGTGGGTGCAGAGCCTGCGGATCGACGCGCCGGACCTGAATGGCAAGGTCAGTGCAGTCGCCGAGTTCGTCTTGTACGGGCGGGATGAGAACGGCGTCGGGCACCGCTTCCCGGCAGGCCCGCGCACGATGCGCATCGACGATCTGTTCGCGCTCGCCGGGAGCGATCAAGCGGTCGGTCAGCTCATCGACACGCTCGTGAACACGCTCGGGGCGCTTGCGAAGGCGAGGAAGGTGATCACGTGAGCGCAAGGGCCAAGACCAAGTTCGACGCCGGCAAGCTCAAGCGTGCGGCGAAGGTAGGCTCAATCAAGAGCCTCGGCCACGCGGGTGCGGCAATCCGCATCGCGGCCCGGCGCTCGATCAAGAAGTCGAAGCAGCCCAGCACGCCCGGCTCGCCGCCGAACACGCGGCGCGGGCGGATCAAGAACGCCATCAAGTACGCGGTGGCGGGAGACAAGCAGAGCGTCGTCATTGGACCGGATGTCGGGATCGCCGGGACGAGTGCCAAGGCCCACGAGTTCGGCGGGCGCTACAAGCGCGAGCAGTACGACAAGCGTCCGTTCATGGGGCCGGCGCTGGAGAAGAGCAAGAGCCGTCTGCCCGCGATGTGGGCCGGCAGCGTGAAGAAGTGAACGCCATGCGTCACGAAGTGAACCAACGGAGATCACCATGAGTGTCAAACTCGGACTCGATGCCAAGCTCTACTACTGCGTCGCCGGCATCGGCGGCACGCCCACCTGGACGCTGCTCGGCAACGTCAAGAACGTCACGCTGAACCTTCAGAAAGGCGAAGCGGACGTCACCACCCGCGCGAACAACGGTTGGAAGGCGACAGCCGCCACGCTGAAGGAAGGCTCGATCGAGTTCGAGATGGTCTGGGACCCGGCCGACACAGGCTTCACCGCCATCAAGGACGCCTACTTCAACAACACGCTCATCGGCATGGCCGCGATGGACGGCGCTGTGGCGACCACGGGCAGCCAAGGACTCTGGGCCGACTGCGCGATCACCGACTTCACGCGGGACGAGCCGCTGGAGGACGCGATCAGCGTGAAGGTGACGGCCAAGCCCACGTATAGCGCCAACGCCCCGATCTGGAAGGTCGTGCCGGGCGGAACGTGATCGTGACGGCCTCGCCTCCCTCCGCGCATGAAAAAGGCTCGCGGTTGGTGATGGAGGGGGGGCCAACACCGGGGACTACCGCGAGCCACTGGCAGTGTACGCAGACCCGCGTCGCCAACGAAAAACAAACTGGAGTTCATGATGAAGACCTTCTCCGACAACGCCGGCCGAACGTGGACCGTGCAAGTGAACGTCGACGCGATCAAGCGCGTCCGCGACCTCGCGCAAGTGAACCTGCTCGAAGTCGTTGACGGCAAGCTGCTCGAACGCCTCGTCTCGGATCCCATCCTGCTCTGCGACGTGATCTATGCGCTCTGCAAGCCGGAAGCGGATGCCAAGAGCGTCAGCGACGTCGACTTCGGCCGCGCGATGGCGGGCGATGCGATCGACGCCGCGACGACGGCGCTGCTGGAGGAACTCGTCGATTTTTTCCCGCAGGGCCGGCGGGCGGTGCTGGCCAAGGCGCTGACCAAGCTGCGGGCGCTGGAGACGGCGGCGCTGAAGGCGGTGGACGCCCGGCTGGACTCACCCGAACTCGAGCGCCGGATGGAAGCGGAGCTGCAGCGGCTTGGGACCTGGTCTGGCGATGCGCCGGCATCGTCGGCATCGACCCCGGGCGATTCACACTGAGGGAGCTCCTCACAATGGCCGAGGCGCGGCAACACGACCTGTGGAACTACGCGAGCAGCGTGATGGCGCTGCTGGCCAACCTTCAGCGCGACCCAAAGAAGGGACGCGCGCTCAAGCCCCAGGACTTCCACCCGCTCGCTAGCACCCGCGCGACCCCAAGCGAGACAACGCCCATCAAGGCCGACTTGAGCATCCTGAAGACCGTGTTCGTCGAAAACCGACCCGGAGGTCACGCATGAGGCTGCATCGACTCTACCCGTATCTGGACCTGCTAACCCTGCTCACGCTCCTCGCGGTGTGCGCCGGTATGGCACTCACGCAAAGGTGATCGCGACCCATGGCATCGTCTTCGTCCATCAAGGCCGGCAGCGCGTACGTCGAGCTGCTCCTGTCCGACTCCAAGTTCATCAAGGGTTTGGACAAGGCGGCGGCGCGTCTCCGTGCCTTTGGTAGCAGTGTCACGGGCATCGGCACACGCATCGCCGCCGGCGCGGGGACGATCCTGTCGGCCCTCACCGGCACCACCGCCGTCTTTAGCGAGATGGGCGATGCGCTGGCGAAGATGTCGGGCCGGACGGGCATCACCGTCGAAACGCTGTCAGAACTTGCTTACGCGGCGGAACTCTCCGGCACCGACGTCACCACGCTCGAGAACTCCGTTCGGCGGATGCAGAAGACCCTCGTCGAAGCCGCCAAGGGATCAAGCAGCGCCACCGAGGCGCTCGGGCAACTAAACCTCACGGTCGCCGATCTTGAGGGCAAGTCGCCGGACGAGCAGTTCAAGCTCATCGCCGATCGTCTGTCGCAGGTGCAGTCCCCGGCACTGCGGGCGGCATTGGCCATGAAGCTCTTTGGCAAGAGCGGCGCGCAGTTGTTACCGCTCATGCAGGACGGCGCTGCGGGCATCGAGGCGCTGCAGAAGGAGGCCCGCGATCTCGGCCTGACTATGAGCACGGAGGACGCCAAGGCGGCGGAAGTGCTCAACGACACGATGGACCGGCTGTGGAAGGTGATCAAACGCACCACCTTCGTCATCGGCTCGGCACTGGCACCTGCGGTGGGCAAGCTGGCAGCGTGGCTGACCAATGCCGTGGTGGGCGTGAACAACTGGGTGCAGGCCAACAAGGAATTGATCGTCAGCGTCTTCAAGATCGCCGGGATCGTGCTGGGCGTCGGCGCGACGCTGGTCGGCTTGGGCCTCGCCATCACGGCGCTGGGCGGCGTCCTGGGCACGCTGGCCACGATCGCTGGCGCGGTGGGCGCGGCGATCGGCACGATCGGCAGCATCCTCGCAGCGATCCTTTCACCCATCGGGCTGGTCATCGCCGCCGTCGTGGGGCTCGGCGCATACCTTCTCTATGTATCCGGCGTCGGCGCGGACGCACTGGCGTGGTTGGGAGACCGCTTCACCGAACTCAAAGACTTCGCCGTCGCCGCGTTCGGCGGGATCGCCGATGCCCTCGCCGCTGGCGACATCGCGCTGGCCGGGAAGATCCTCTGGCTCACGCTGCGCGTCGCCTTCGAGAAAGGCGTCGGCTGGATTCAGGGCATCTGGCTGACCTTCCGCTCTTTCTTCATCCAGACCGCCTACGACGCCTTCTACGGCGCGCTGGCCGCGTGGGAGATCATCCAGAACGGGCTGACCGTCGCGTGGATCGAGACCACCGCATTCCTCTCCAAGACCTGGACCAACTTCACCGGCGGGTTCACGCAGGCGTGGAACGAGGCGATCAACTGGACGAGCAAGCGACTGCTCGAGTTGCAGGGCCTATTCGATTCCAGCCTCGACGTCGATGCAGCCAAGAGGCTGGCCGATCAGGACCTCGCCAGCGCCAACGCCGAGATCGAACGTCAGAAGCAGACGGCGCTGGGCGAACGCGAGCAGCAGCGTGCCGCCGAGCGCCAGCAGGCCCAGAAGGACCATCAAGGAGAACTCGCCCGCATCGGCCAGGAATCGATCGACAAGCAGAAGTCGCTGGAGGAAAGCAACGCCGCCAAGGTGAAGGCGGCCGAGGATGAGCTGGCTAAGGCGAAGCAGGAACTGCAGGACGCGATCGCCGAGGCCCGGCAGAAGCGCGACGCCAAGGACGCCAATGCTCCGAAGCGTCCCGATCGCCCGAAGGATGCGCCAGATGCACTGGCCGGTCTAAGCGGCCAACTCGCGGCGGCGCGTGAACGCACCATCGGTGTCGCTGGCACCTTCAACGCGTTCGAGGCGCGTGGGCTGGGCTCGGGCGGCGTGGCGGATCGCATCGCCAAGGCCTCGGAGGAAACCGCCAAGAACACCAAGAAGCTGCTGGACGAGATGCAGAACCTCGACGGATCGGAGTTCGACTAAATGCCCGTTACCGTCACGGAAAAGTTCGAGAGCCGCGCCGGCAGCGACGACGAGATCGAACTCGTCTTCGTGGTTGAAGGCACCGACGACGATGGCGCTGCCCGCGCCGCATTGGCCGCACAGGCTCCGGGCACCTACGGCTCGCTCGTTCGCCAGACGCCCACGATCGAACCGGTCGGGCCGAATCTGTGGGAAGGCAAGGCCAAGTACATTAAGCCGGAGTTCACGCAGCCGCAGACAGGCGAGTCGTCGTTCAGCTTCGACACCACCGGCGGCAGCCAGCACATCACACAATCCCGGCAGACGATCCAGAAGTACGCACCCTCGGGTCAGACCGCACCCGACTTCGGCGGCGCGATCGGCGTCACGCACGACAACGTCGAAGGCGTGGATATTCAGGTGCCCGTCTTCTCGTTCGCGGTGACCAAGTACATCCCCAACTCGGCGATGACCGGCACCTACATCGGGCACCTGTACGCCAACACGGGCCGAGTGAATGACGCCTCGTTCACGGTGAACGTCGATGGCGTGACGCTCACGTTCGCCGCAGGCGAGTGTTTGTTCCTCGGCGCTACCGGCGGCAAGCGCGGCGAGGACGACTGGGAACTGACGTTCCGGTTCGCGGGCTCGCCCAACGCGAGCAATCTCACGGTCGGCACGATCACCGGCATCAACAAGAAGGGATGGGAGTACATGTGGGTCCGCTACGCCGACACGGAAGACGCGGCGGCGAAGGCGGTCGTGAAGAAGCCGATCGCGGTCTACATCGAGAAGGTCTACGAGACCGGCTCGTTTGGGAATCTGAGCCTATGATATGGCCGACACCCTGAAGAAAGTTCAGTCCGGCGACAAGCTCCGCATGCCAGCGGCGGCGTACAACGCGTTCGTCGACACCGCGATGGACCTGCGTCGTCGCCAGCAGAGTCAGGAACAAGGCGCGACGCCCGAGCAGCGTCAGACCGGCATCATCCTCGTCCGCAACGACAGCGGCGAAGACCGCGCCCGCTTCGACGTGCTCGGGATCAGCAACACAGTCGTTACGCCCACCGACAATCTCGATGCATTCAAGGCCAAGGTGGTGCTCGCCGGGGTGAAGCCGACGGAGGCGGATCACAAGGGCTGCTTCGTCGTCCTGCTCGAACCGATCGTGACCGGGAAGATCGGGCGCGCCGTCGCGGCGGGCGTGAGCGTCGCGCGCGTGAACATCACCGACGCCGACCACAAGTTCGCCGATGTCTCGGACAACGATGCGGGTCAGCTCAAGAGCACCGACTCCGGCGCGGCGGCGATTTTCTGGAAGGAGAGCGGCACCGGCGTGAAGTGGGCGGTCGTGCGGATCGGCGCGGGCGGCGGCGCGCTCTCGGAGGGTCAGTATCAGTTCATGGTCTATCAGATGGTCGCACAGAACCAGGCGGGCTGGGACTTCATCCGGGCGCATCCGCTCGTCTAGGGAGGCACGCGATGGGATGGACCAACTGGCCGCCGCAACCCGGCCTCACCGACATTCAGGCATATGACTTCCTCATCCAGCTCTGGAAAGCCTGCCGCGAGCGGGCCTGGGCGATGGGGAGCGAGTTCTTCCCGCGCACCAACCTCGTTTGGGAATCGGGCACGATCGAATCCCTCACGCAAAGCGGCGACGGCACCTGGACGCTGACCGATTCGTCCAAGGACTGGCAGCCATACCTCCCGTATTGCTCCGGCGATCGCTGGACAAACTATTCCTGCCCGGACCTGCCGTACATCCCCAGCAACTACGACGTGGTGATCGACTTCGACCCCGGCGACCCCCGCGCCTGCGTGCGGGCGCAGATCACCGCCAACACGAACACCACGCTGCGGCTCACGGACATGACCGACTACGCGACGGCGGGTTTGATCCCGTCTGTCTCGGCGCTGATCGGCAGGACTTACAGGATCATCAAGCGCAACGGCCAGTGGTGGGCGGACCGGAATGGCGACCTCGGCCGTTGGCTCGACTGGTCCAACGATCAGGAACTCGACAAGGGATCGGTCGCATCGAGCACAACCACGACGTTGACGATCAACGACCCGAAGAAGCGATGGGCGGTCAACGAGTGGACCGGGAAGGACCTGCTCGTCTACGCCGGCGGCAAACTCGTGCGGCGATCGATCAGCAGCAACACCGCCGACACGCTCACCTTCGGCGCGATGCCGACCCCGCTGGGCGGTGAGTACGTCATCGTCGCATCCGGCGGCAAGGCGATCCCGGGCAAGCCCGCGCCGACGCCGTTCTGGTGGTACGGCGGCGCGCCCAAGGCGTACTGGGCGCACCACCCGAATGACGAACTCGGCGCGACCCTCGCGCCGGCCACCTACGTCACGTGGTCGAGCGGTGCGGTCGGCTACTGTGAGGATGTCAGCCACGCGGCGCTGGACGTGGACCTCTGGAGCGAGATTCAGGAGGAATGCTCAGAGGCCGACAAGTGCTACAGCCCGAAGTTCTTCAAGACGCTGCGCGGCATCCAGGTCTGGCTTGAGGGGGCCTGCGGCAACTTCATCGAGGCGAAGAACTACGACGGCGCGACCGCGATCCCGAACTTCACGATCGCGACGTGGTTCCACGCGGCCGGCATCAACGCGGGCAGCAGCACCGTCAGCGGACCGGACGGCGACGACAACTATTACTTCACGGCCTCCAGCAGCTACGAGGGCGTCTCGCTCTACTGGACGATCCTGAAGGAGAGCGGCGACGTGTTCGCGACCGGGATCGGCACGGTCGCCAGCGGCCAGGTGATCGTCGGCACGGATGAGAACCTCGACAGCAAGTCCGTCGTCTACTCCGCGGGCTGGACGCGATACCACCCGCGCGAGTTCTCATACATGTACGAGCGAAGCGCCTTCATCCCCGACGTGGACTCCGGACTCGACGGCGAAGGCGTGATCGACCCGCCGCGCGTGACCGACTTCGAGGAAGACGGCTGCTTCGGCGTCGGCATGTGGGTCAAGCGCGGGCCGAGCAGCGGCTACAAGTTCTACAACGAGTACGGATTTGCGGGCGACGGCGAGGCGTTTCAGAGCGGTGTCTGCGCCCGCTACGCCGGCGATGACTGGCACGACACCGGCACGGGTATTCTCGATCCGGTCGAGTTGTCCCTGTCACGCCCGAGTGGCCAGACGCCCGATCTGCCGTACTGGGATCGGTTCTACGAGGGCCAGCACCCCAAGCCGCCGTACGGCAACACGCAGAAGCTGATCGAGGCCGACCGCGTCGGCGTGGCCACCGGCGGCACGAACCGGTCCCTGACCGACACGAACAAGAACTGGTGGAACCCGCACTGGTACAGCGGCGGCGTGCTGCGCACCGAATCCGGCACCGCGACCGGCGGCAGTTCAACACACCTGCAGATCGAAGCGTTCAAGGTCGATCCCGACGACGAACGGCACTGCTTCTGGCAGAGCGAGCGGTTCGTCGGGTACGCCGGGCCGTACGTCGAGTTCATCCTCGAGGTGGACAAGGTCGTCGACGGACAGACCGTGACCACGAAGCTGCCGATCACGGGCGTGAGCGGGCGGAACGTGTCGTTCGCGGCCGTCCCGGGGTTCAGCGTCAGCGCCGGCGACGCGTATCGCATCCGCGAGCCCAAGTACAACCTCAACCGCTACAAGGGTAAGACCCTGCGACTCCTTGACCCGGCCACCAGCGCGCCACACGACGTTGTCATCACCCACACCGACGACACCACGCTTTTCTACGCGCCGCAGTCGTTCACGGTCGGCGCGGACTGGGCCTACCAGATCCTCGAGCACGACACCGGCGGCGTGTGGAAGTGGGACGGCAGCAAGTGGATCGCGCCCACCGGCAACGACCCGCGCGGCGCGCCCTGGCACGAGAACGGCACCGAGAACCTGCCGCACAAGGTGAAGCGCTACGGCCGACTCATGAAGGGTGACTACATCGGCATCCACCTCTTCGACGAGCTCTACCGCGCGATCAACCTGCTCCGCTGGACCAAGGCCGGGGCGAGCTGGCACAACCGCTACGACGAGTTCAACGCCAAGACCGCCTCGGGCGTCGAGGCTCCGAATCTCTCCAACACCTACTGCGAGATCGGCTGTGTCTTCCCGTCGGATTCCGACGCAATCGCCGGGTCGATCGCCACGCACAACTACGGCTGGAACAACGTCGAACCGGGCGGGTACGTCCCGCTCGCCTACTGGTTCAAGGATAACGCCGCCCGCCCGTGGAAGATCTCCGGCAACGCCGGTATCGCCAACTTCGAGGACGGCACGCGGTTCTGGGGCAGCATGCAGGAGTGGATCAGCAGTGCCCGGTTCGGCTGGGCCAAGACCGGCGGCATCCCACAGTTCATGAACGTCGCCGTCGACTTCTTTGCCTACGCCACCATCAACCTTGCCGACACACCGCAAGGCACCGTCTGGACCCACGCCGAACCCTACGACGGCTACCACGGCGGTCGCAAGGCCGTCTTCGACAGCAACGGCGATGACAACCTGCGCTACCGGCGCTGGTCACGATTCGCGGGCGGCGTCGAGACCGACACCCCCGGCGAATACTGGGCCGACACCGTACTCGGCAGCGTCGCGCTTCCCACGCAGGCGCAGTACCTCTCGCCCGCGCCGTTCAGCAACTCTGGCGGCGAGTTCAGCGGCACCACCTCCGTGCGCGGCTACGCGGTCACGTCCGAGCTCACCATCTGCCGCTGGGACGTTGCCGGTGGGATGCGGTTTATCGACTGATCGCCCCGCGCAGCAGCTATAGGTCCGCAGGCACCCATGCGCGAGATCGTCGGGTCGCCAGATGTGACTATCGTGCTGCTTACTGGAACCTCACGTCACAGGCCGCGTGAACGATTCAGAGTTCCCCCCGAAACGCCCGGTCGAGGATTGACGGGAGTAGCGCGTCAAGCTCGGCGGTGGACTCCGCCTGCAATCGCTTCAACGCGGCGGTCTTGGCCTTCGCCGCAGCGAACACCGCTTGCTTCTCCGCACTCGGCAACGGCACTTCGATAGCGCACATCGCCCTCGCGCTGGTCGTCCGGTTGCGATCGGCACTGCCGGGAGAGGCTTCCCCCACGTAGTGAAGGCCCTCGGGCGACAGCAGGTAGTGGCATACCCACTCGGCGAGCGCGATGCCTTTGACAGGCTGAAACGTGAGGTAGCGGTGCGAGCCGTAGCGACCGTGGTCGTCAGGCGATGCGACAGCGATCGCGCCTTCCCAAGCCTTGATGTTGCTTACGAGGATGTCGCCTGCCAAGACGAGGTGCGGCTTCTCCCAAGTGATAGCCGATCCTTCGAGAACGCCGCTGTGGAAACTGCCGCGCCCGAACGATCGCACGGAAACTTGCGGGTAAGTGGCAGCGGGGTCGACCACCGCTGGCCGGCGCGTTAGTCGCGCGACTTCACCGAGCGGACGACGAGGCGCGTCGTTGGCGAGTTGTCGGAACAGGCTGCTGAGCATCGCAGCGCAGTCGCCCTCAACGCCGAGGGCAGTCGCCCGCGCCTCGTCGATCTTGTCGGCGAGTGCTTCGATTCGGGCCACGATCCGCCGCTGCTCGCTCAGGGGTGGCAGCGGCACGGCCATGGCCAAGAAGCGATCCTCCTTTAGCCGCACGCGGTTGGTTGTGCCCTCACTGGCGGCGATGCACATCTCGACGAACGAACGAGTGCGACTCATCCAGCCGAGATACTGCGGGAGTAGCTGCTGGTCGTGTGGAGTGAAAACCGGGAAGTCGTTGGTGACGACAGCGCCATCAAGTTCGGCGGGAATCAGTCCAAAAGCGCCGTTTCGTGCGTCGATGCGGGACGCGATGAACTGGTTCGGGCGAACTCGAAGTCGGCGATCAGATTTGATTTCCGATCCGGTGCATTCCCGCCGCAGCGTGACGCCCTTGCCCCAAAGTCGCACGGTGACTTCGCGATACGACTGATCCGCATGGATCGGAATCCACTCGCTTGAGCGGGTGAGCACGTCGCCCAACGGAACCATCGGCCGACCGTTGCTCAATTTACTCCCTCCGCGAGCAGCGACTTGATCTCGCCCATGATGGCGAGGATCCGCTTTTCCTTCTCGACGATGCTTTCAACCAGCTTCTCCGGCGGAAGGTGTTCGAGGTCTTCCTTGGCGCTGGGGTTCTTGATGTCGAGGTTGCAGTTGTTGTCGAGGATCGTCTTGGCGCTGACCTTCCAGGCGCGGTCGTTCTCGGTGCGGTCGTTCCACCAGGCGACGAGGCCGGCGAACTCCTCGAACTGAATCGGCGAGGTCTTCGTGTAGTTCTTCTTGCCCTCCGGGAGCGGCTGTTCGTAGTACCAGACGTCGGTCGTCGGGCCGGTGCGGTCGAAGAAAAGGAGGTTGGTGGGGATGGCGGTGTACGGGGCGAAGACGCCGTTGGGCAGGCGGACGATGGTGTGGAGGTTGAACTCGGTGAGCAGTTCCTGCTTGATGCGGCCGCAGACGCCGTCGCCGAAGAGCGTGCCGTTGGGCACGACGACGGCGGCGCGGCCGGGCTTGGGCACGCGGCGCAGCTTGCGCATGATGAGCTGGAGGAAGAGCAGCGCGGTTTCGCTGGTCTGCTTGTCGGCGGGGAAGTTGTTCTGGATGCCGCGCTCTTCTTCGCCGCCGAAGGGTGGGTTGGTGAGGATGACGTCGACGCGATCTTTGTCGCCGAGTTCGGAGAGTTTGACGTCGAGGCTGTTGCCGGTGCTGATGCGCGGGTACTCCATGCCGTGCAGGAGCAGGTTCATCTGCGCCAGAAGGTACGGCAGCGGCTTGGCTTCGCCGCCGAGGACGGACTTGGTTTGCAGCGTTTCGCGATCCTTGACGGTCTTGCACTGCTTTTCGAGGTGGGCGTAAGCCTCGGTGAGGAACCCGCCCGTGCCGCAGGCAGGGTCGAGGACGACCTCGCCGAGCTGCGGGTTGGTAACTTCGACCATCAGGCGCACGACAGCGCGCGGCGTGTAGAACTCACCGGAATCGCCGGCGGCATCGCGCATTTCCTTCAACATCGACTCGTAGAGCCGGCCGAGCGTGTGGATTTCCTCACTGCTGGAGAAGTGAATGCCGTTGATCTTGTTGATGACGTCGCGGAGCAGGTAGCCGTTGATCATCCGGTTGACCGTGCCCTTGAACACGGTCGCGATGACATCCCGGCGATCGCCGCCGTTGCTGCCTTGCAGGCTGCGCAAGTAGGCGAACAGGCCTGCGCCCTTCTTGCCGGTCGGGAGCGTCGCTTCTTCTTGGTTGACAAAGCGAATGAGCTCGTCGCCGGTGATGCCGTCTTCTTTCGCGGCCCAGTCGCGCCAGCGATACGGCGGCTCGATGGCGGGCTTGAACTTCTCACCGCGTAACTGCGCATTCACCTCGCGGACGGACTCCATGTCGTCGAGGAAATTCAGGAACATCACCCAGGTGAGCATCGGCAGGCGGTCGAGATCGCCGTTGAGTCCCTTGTCCTTCCGCATGATGTCGCGCGCGGACTTGATTAGGCTGCCGAGCTGCTGGGCGGTGGTCGCGGGTTGAGTGTCTGTCTTCTTCGCCTTGGCCAT